CATTGCTCTTGCAACCGGAATCCTTAATTCAATCACTGCAGCGATTAAATCCATTGATTTTAATCAGGTGGTTGTCAATATCTCAAATGGTATTACGGGAGCTGATTGGATTAACCTTGCACGGTCGCTGTCTGATGCTATTACCACAGCACTGGGTGCATTAGCCAGCGCAATCGATACATTCGACTGGGCTGGTGTCGGTGGAGAGTTCATGACATTCCTTGGCAATATCGACTGGCTTGGCATTGCAGTTGGCGTTATTCAGGTTTTACTTGAACTCGGCAGCGCAATCGCTGAAGCCCTTGACGGTGCGCTTGTCAATACAGACTGGGCAAGCATCGGAGAGAATTTCCTTCAATCTCTTGAAAACATTGACTGGACCGGGCTGTTTGAAAACTTTGGAAAATTTGTGGGAGATGTGGTCAAGCTCACAGTTGACCTTGTAGTGATCATTGGACAGGCTTTAGCTGATGGAGTCACATCCCTTGGCGATTATTTCTCAGAGAAATTTGACGAAGCAGGCGGAAACATTCCATTGGGTATCATGAAGGGCATTGTTGACGGCCTAGTCAATATTGGCACATGGATTTATGACAATATCTTCAAGCCATTTGTCGACGGCTTCAAGAGCGCTTTCGGTATTCACTCGCCTTCTACGGTCATGCAGGAGCAGGGCGGCTATATCATGGACGGCCTGAAGAATGGTGTTACCGATAAGCTGGACGGATTCATCCAGTTCTTTAAGGATCTCCCGGGAAAGGTAAAGGAAGGCATCGGAAACGCAAAGGAATGGATCAAGGAAAAAGGCTCCGATATGGTCGAAGGCCTGCGCAATGGCTGGGATGATGTCAAAGACAGCCGGTTCTTCAACACGATCCGCAATGTCGGGAATGATGTAAAGACCGGAATCGGTGATGCGGCCGGATGGATCCGGGAAAAAGGTACGGCCATGATCGAAGGCCTTACCAATGGATGGGATTCGGATCAGGGCAATCTTGAGAGCCGGGCATCCAACACATCCAATCTGGTAACCAACGCGATCGGAGATGCGGCTGAATGGATCAAAGGCAAGGGATCTGACATGATCGCCGGCCTGCGAAACGGCTGGGACGATGACGAGGGAAGCTTCACGGATCTGGCGGCACAGCTGCCGGGCAAGATTACGGATAGTATCGGCGACCTCTGGAGCCTCGGCCATAACATCATCTCGGATTTCGCGCAGGGCTTCCAGTCGATCGACATCAAACTGCCGCATATTGACTGGAGTTGGAATGACTTTAGCCTTCCGGGCGGCTTCTCATTCAGCCTTCCGTCCTTCAACGGTATCAGCTGGTATGCGGGCGGCGGCTACTTCACCGGTCCTACGCTGGTATCTGGGCTTGGCGAGGCAGGAGATGAGGCGGTGCTTCCGCTTACAAACCGCAGAGCAATGAAGAATATCGCAAACAGCATCGTCGAGGCCGGAGGGGGCGGAACCGATCCGGAAGTGATCCGCGCAGCGGTTGCCGACGGTGTATCGCAGGCCCTGCAGGACGACAACCGGGAGACGGTCGTATACGCGACGCTTAAGACGGAGGACGATGAGACGCTGGCACGGGCGGTTGCCCGCGGGAACAGGAAGATGGAATACCGGTACAATCCGGTTGGAACGTGACGCAGGAGGAATAGACAATGGCAGATGAAGAACCAATGTTAACCGTTGATGGCGTCACGGTTCCCGATCCGGCCTCTTTCAAGTGGGCTATCGAGGATGTATCCAACAGCGACGCCGGGCGGACGGAAGACTTTGTGATGCACAAAAACAGAGGCGCGCAGAAAAGGAAGCTGACGCTCGGATGGAGTGTTAAGACCTGGCATGACGCCTCTGTTATCCTGAAGGCTTTTAACCCGGAGTATGTCACCGTCCGGTATCCGGATATGCTCGATGAAGAGTTCCAGACCCGGACGTTTTACGCCGGAAGTGAGCGGACCGGGCAGGTGAAATGGTGGCGTAACGGCGAAAACAAGCGGATCGGAGACATTTCGTTCAGCATTATTGAACAGTAAGGACGCCGGGAATGATTAACGCAAGTGCAGAATTTAAGAACGCGCTGGCGGAAGGTCGTCAGGACTTCCAGTATTACGCGGATATCACATTAAGCAGTGGGAAACAGCTTAACCTCACGAATAAGTATCTGTGGTCGGGCGGCGTGAAGTTTACCGATGCGGTGTCGTCCGATAACGCATTTGACATCGGCGACGCGATTATCAACAGCGCGTCGCTGGTAATCAATAACATCAGCGGGGAATTTGACTCTTATACATTTGAGGATGCGGTTGTAAATCTGCATATCGGCATACCGGGAATAAGCGATTCCATTCAGCGCGGGCTCTATGATGTAAATGAGGCAAAGTATAACGGGTCGCTGATCACGCTGAATCTGTATGATCATATGCACCGCTTCGACAAGCCCTACTCCATGAGTGGGCTTGCCTATCCCGCGACAATCCAGCAGGTGCTGTATAACGCCTGCTCGGTTTGCGGCGTGACGCTCGGGACAATCTTTACCGGAGCTGATACATCCATACCATCTCGGCCTAGTGATAAGAACCTGACGTTCCGCGAACTGATCTCATACATCGCGCAGTATCTTGGCGGATACGCTCGAATTTCCTCGAAAGGTGAGCTTGAGATCAAGAGCTTTCCAATGGACCGGATCAGTGCAATCAACAGCGGAACGGTCGAGGGAAACTATGATGAGTCATTTTCCAGTGTCTACTCTCACGATTTCTGGATTTCCCCGATTGTCATAACGGGGATTCATGTCGAGATTGACGCAGGAAACAACAAGACAGATGTATACAGCGCCGGCAAGGACGGATACATCCTGACCGTGTCCAAGAATCCTCTGATAACGAAAGACAATGCCCAGACGATGGCGGACACGCTGTATAAGAGGCTCTGTGGATTCAGCTTCTGGCACGGCAATGCGAAGGTCATGACAAATCCGCTTACAGAGGCCGGAGACACAGTTGTCGTCTATGACAGGAACAAGAAGGCGTATGGACTCCTGGCATCATCCCTGACATTTGCCAGCAAGAGTGCCCTGGTTATCCGGAGCGCGGCGGAAACGCCAACAAGACAGTCAGCAATCCGTAACAGTCAGCTTGCTAAAACAGCTACAGAATTGGAGGAGAAGATCCTCCGGGAGCAGTCAGCCAGGGAAACACAGCTTGAATCCCTTTCAACCGCTCTGGCGGAAAAGTCCGGGCTGTATGAAACGGATGAGACGACCAGTTCCGGGACGGTCTACTACATGCATGATAGGCCGACACTGGCTGACAGCAAGGTGGTCTGGAAGCTCACGAGCGATGCGGTCGGTGTGTCCACGGACGGCGGAAAAACATGGAATGCAGGACTCCAAGTAAATGGCGACCTGATCGTCAAAATCCTTTCCGCGACTGGGATTAATGCAGATTGGCTTGTTGCCGGCATCATTCGGGACAAGAACAACCGGTCGCAGTGGAATCTTGATACCGGCGAGCTGAACCTGAACATCGCATCTACCATCGGTGGGAAGGGGATCGCCAGCACGGACGCTGTGCAGGCCGCGTCGGATAAAGCGGCGAAAGCGCAGTCGGCCGCTTCAACCGCTCAGAGTGCTGCCGATAAGGCGCAGGAAACGGCCAACGCCGTGCAGAAAGCGGCTATAAAATCCGTCAGTGTGCAGTATGCGCAAGGGGCATCAAATACCGAACCGCCGTCAACAGGTTGGCAGGCGGATGCGCCGGCATGGAAGGCCGGGCAGTACATCTGGCAGCGGACCGCAACGACGATGTCGGACGGCACGACTGCGTACAGCAAGTCGCTATGCATCACAGGCGTTCAGGGCGCTACCGGAGCAACAGGACCTCAGGGACCGCAAGGTCCGCAGGGCGTTAAAGGCGACACAGGCGCGACAGGTCCTCAAGGACCGCAGGGTGTAAAAGGTGATACAGGGGCAACCGGTGCAACAGGGCCTCAGGGTCCCAAAGGAGCTACAGGTGCGAACGGAACTTCTGTAACCGTAAAGTCTACCTCAGTAACCTATGCAGTAACAGGCAGCAATTCTCAGCCAGCGGATTCGGCATTTACATCAACAACAATGCCTACTGTTAGTGTCGGCCAGTATTTATGGAATAAAGCAACCACGATATTCAGCGATGGTAAATCCATTACAAGCTATTCTGTATCGCGAATAGGTACGGATGGTAAAACCGGAGCTACAGGAGCCAGCGGAAAAACCACGCATTTTGCATACTCGACAAGTGCTGACGGTAAAAGCAACTTTAATACATCCCTGTTTTCTGGAGCTACATACATCGGCACCTACGACGACACCACAACAGCAGACAGTACAGATCCAACGAAGTATAAATGGACAAAGCTCAAGGGCGACACAGGAGCTACGGGCCCTCAGGGACCGCAAGGTGCTACTGGAGCAACCGGGCCTCAAGGATCTAAAGGCGCAACAGGCGCTACGGGAGCCACGGGACCGCAGGGCGTCGGAGCTAAGTCCATCGTCCCGCAGTACTATCTATCCACGTCAAGCACATCACAGACTGGCGGATCTTGGGCGGAAGCGAGCCCGGCGTGGAAGGCAGGACAGTATATCTGGACGAGATCAAAGATCACGTGGACGAACAACACCACAACGTACACTACGCCTCAGCTGGATGCGGCCATGAACACGGCGAATGAAACGGCAAGCAGTGCAAAATCATCGGCAGATTCCGCCACAGACGCGGCTAACAACGCGAAGTCCACGGCAGATGCTGCGAATACAGCTGCGGGGAAAGCCCAGTCCGACGCGTCCTCAGCCAAGACGGCGGCGGCCAGTGCGCAGTCGGCAGCGGATGCGGCCAAATCGACAGCCGACAATGCGCAGTCGGCGGCTGATACGGCGAAATCAGCGGCAGATGCGGCGGCGGATGCGGCATCAACTGCGCAAAGTGGCGTGAGTGCCCTGTATACAAACATCCTGCTGGATGGTGAAGGCATGCATCTGGCCAAGGTTAAGGAAGTTGATGGGAAAAGGGTGATCGATCCCAACTGCAAATATCAGACACTGGTATCTGAAAACGGCATGAGGGTGACGGAAACATCCAACGGCGAAGTAACCCTGAAAGCTGAGGGCGACACGGTTGAAGCCGCCAATCTTGTCTCAAGGGAAACCCTATCGGTCAACGCGGACGGCTATAAACTGCGCTGGATGAAATTCCACTCATCGGTGGATAACGAGGACGGCATCGGCGCTTACTGGTCTAAAACATAAGGAGGAAACATGGGTGATACAAGCGGGAGCCTTTCTACTTCCGGCTATAACGGGCGATATTTAACCTTTTCGTGGTCCCTGTCCGGGCAGGACGTAGGCGGCAACAAGTCCACCATCAGCTGGCGACTGTACGGCGACGGCCCGGAGTGGGTAGAAGACGGCGTCACATGGTATTACTGCCGGAATGTGGAATTAAAGATTGATGGCTCGGTTGTCTATTCGTCCGGGTCAGACAGCCCGGTTGAGTTACGTTCGGGGACAGAAGTCGCATCCGGAAGCTATACGTTATCCCATCAATCGGATGGCACCAAAGCATTCGGCGTCAACATTCAGGCGGCGCTGTATTCTTGGAGTGTGAACGTATCCGGATACACTGAATGGCGTCTGCCAGATATCGCAAGAGCATCCCAGCCATCCATCAAGACCTATCCGAACAACACGCCGGATTTCAACCTGGGCGACACAATCACCATTCACATGAACCGGGCGTCATCTGCGTTTACGCATAATGTGTATTTCTGCTGGGATAACCAGTACATCATTGTGGCCACAGGTGTCACCAATAACTGTACGTTCAACACGAACAGCAGTCAGACAGTGCACGGCTCAGATGGCAAGACATATACAATCAGCTCTGTGAAGCAGAACTATCTGCAGTACACGCCGAACGATACCAAAAAGTCGGGATATATCGCGGTTGATACATACAATAGCAGCACAAATCTCGGCCGGAAGACATGCCCTTTCACAGCGCATTTTGTAAATGTCCCGCCGAAAATCAACAGCGTCACGATAACCGACGACAATGCCGGATCGAAGTATCCGGGCGGAACTCTCAGTGCAATTGAGGGGAGCAAGTATATCCAAGGCTATTCCAAGGTGCGTTTCAAGATTTCCGCCGGATCCGACTACGGCGCAAGCATTAAACAGTGGACGATTACCTTATCAGGAGCATCTGCGACCGGCCTTGGCGACGCTGTATATACAAATCTCGGCAACGGAAAATGGTCTGTCACCGCTGTTGATAGCCGTGGGAATACGGTGTCAAGAAGCGGCACGATATCGGTACTCACATATAAGCAGCTGACGCTTGACGTGGCCGGGCTCACGCGAAGCGACAGTGACGGCACGAAAGCCCTGATAAATGTAAGTGGATCATGGCATAACGGTTCACTCGGAGCCGTGAACAATGCCCTGACGTTATCCTACTCTGGGGCGAATAGTGGAAACCTGACGCCTGCGACCAGCGGGAACACCTATAAAGTGTCCAGCACGCAGATCGCCGGGACGTATGCGACATCTTCGACATACGGTATCACGCTGAAGGTGCAGGATAAGCTTTCGACGATCACGCGTACCCTGACCATCTACGAGCTGCTCCCGGTGGTGGCGTACTTCAAGAATCATTTCGATGTATTCGGAAACCTGCACATCCATGATCGGAATAATGAATCAACCTATGGAATCATTTCGGCGTCAAAAGCACGGTCGCTGATGTTTTCCACGGGCGAATCCGGGACAATCGACGATCTGTATAAGAGCCGAAGAAATACCCCTGGCGGAGCGGGATCCGTGCAATTAACCCAAAAAACCAGTGGCGTTGGAAGTGGAATTGCGGGCGGCTGGTACAACTACATTTATATGCCACACAGATATGGCGGCCCAGATCGTGATAATGACGCCTATGGGACTATTCTGCTCTTTCCGATGACCTCTAGCGGGACGTCCTATATCGTCCGGTGCAGCAATACGACCAGCACAGTCTCCGAAGTGAAGGCGATCAATTTTGGGAAGGTTGATGACCTGAACACATACAATGCGACGGATACATGGATACCGGTTTTGAATAACGAAAAACTCCAGCACACAGATCCCAATGCGATCTTGCGGCTTGGGTGGGGCAGCCACCACCGAACTATATCTCCCACTTACACGAATTGTTCACCCGGAGACTATAACTGGTACTACCAGTTTGGGCAGATTATGATCTGCTGTATCAATTTGCATCTTGGGACAGGCGTCAGAACTGGAACCAGATTAATCAGCGGACTTCCTCCAGCTATCCACACTATCCCTGGATCACTTGCCAGTTCGACGAATGACTGCATTGCTATCTACGTAGACACGAACGGATATATATGCATGGACGGATCCGGTCAATACGTACCAGCAGACGCGTACTATAACGGGACGCTTGTTTACCAGACAAAATCAATTTATTAAGGAGGAAGAATATGAAATATTTTACAGTAATCATTCAAACCGCACAGGATGGCACGACAAACCAGTCGATCAGTCCGTATCCCAGCAAGGATGCGGCGGAGGCAGCATTTCATAAGGAGCTGGCGTATTCGATGGATGCCAAAACGCTGGCGGCAGATACTGTCTTTGTGATCGACGAGAATGGCATTATGTATGATCTGACAGCTTGGAAAAACACAGAAGCCAAAGGATCCGATGAGGAGTCGGCTGAGTAAAAGGAGAAGCATGTTATCACCAATTGACAGCAGTATCGTGGTGGCCCTGATAACCGGCGGCGTTACCCTGATCGGCACAGCCATGACCGTTCGGGCCGGCAACCGGAAAACGCAGGAAATGCTAAAACTGAATCAGGCGATCCAGGAAGAACGGATCACGGAATTGACGCGTGAGGTGCGGCGGCACAACGGCTTTGCGGAACGGATCCCGCGAGTCGAGGCAAAAATGGAAGATTTCGAGAAGCGAGTTGAAAAACTGGAGGAAAAAGCATGAAGATTAACTGGAAAGTAAGAGTGAAAAACAAGAATTTCTGGCTGGCGCTGATCCCGGCCATCCTGCTGCTGATTCAGGCAGTGGCGGCGCCGTTTGGCTATAACTGGGACTTCGCGCTTGCGAATCAGCAGCTGACGGCCATCATCAACGCGGTATTCGGCGTGCTGTCAATCCTTGGCGTCGTGTCGGACCCGACGACGGCCGGGGTGTCGGATAGTGTGCAGGCACTCACATACGATAAACCGAAGGAGGTTAATTGATGGACCCAAGATTAACAGCCCCTGACCGGGACAATCCGTACTACACGAAGTATAGCCCATACTGGCAGGCTGGAAAGGGGATGCCGAACTGCACGGCATACAGCTGGGGACGGATCGCAGAACTTAAGCAGGTGACATCGTATCAGGACTCACTTGACCGGGTGCATCTCTGCCGCAGTAATGCCCGCAGGTGGTGGGATTACACGGATGATGGTTACCAGCGCGGGCAGGATCCGGCGCCCGGAGCTGTCGCGGTGTTCGAAGGAATCGCGACTAACGCCGCCGGAAAGCATTATGGTCACGTGATGGTTGTCGAAGAAGTAAGCGGCGACACGGTTACCCTTTCCGGATCGGACGCGGACGTAGATGGCAGCGGCGGCAGATACTTTTATGTCGATAAAATGTCGATGGATGAGCTCAGAAATCCAACTTATCACGGCGGACTACTGGGCTTTATTTATGCCTACACAGAGGTGAAACAGAGCATGAGCGAAATTGACGCGAAGAAGCTGGTGGTCTGCGATTATGCGCAGTATCTCGGGAGAATGCCGTCTCAGGATGATATTTCCGCAGATACCAGAAACATTGTAGATACTGGAATGTCAACCGAGCAGTATGACTATAGCTTCCTGGTTTCACAGGAGTACCACGACCGCTCTGGTTCTTTGGCGGCGCAGGATTTTGTTACGCGCTGTTACAGGGCTTTCCTCGGCCGTTTTCCGGAGTCGGAAGATGCCTTGATGTACTATGTCGGCCGGATCGTTGATGGATCGGCGAGGTACAGGGATATCGCGTGGGAGATTTACCAGTCGGAGGAAGCCAAGTCGTATCGCGGCGAAGCATAAAGGGAGGTGATCCATGTGAGCTGAGATTTGTGCCAGCCTAATCGTAACAACAACTGAAAATTCCCGCACGTGATCTATCTGTGTGCTGGCACAAAATGCCCCGTCTGCGATGAACAGGCGGGGCCTATTTTAATGATACTGGCGATTAGTACTCTACATCGTCGAAGTAATCGCTTGCATCCCATGCCGAATTGTCAAGCGATTGTCCGAACGCATTATAAAGCTGTCCGCAGCTCGGGCATCGGAACTCTCCATAGCAGTCCGGATAGATAGGGATGATCGATCCGCATCTGTCGCAGGTGCCATACTTCTCTTTGGAGTGGATCGCATCCTTGTGCACGTGGAAGAGATCCCGATGGGCTTCGCACCATTTGTAGTTCTTGAGGGCAATATCCTCAAGACTGCAGGTATCTACAGCCCCGTCCTTGTCGCACGGGAATCCGAATCCTGCGCCTGGATCATCCTTGTACAGGAAACTCATCTCGTATACTGTGGTTGTCTTAGTGTGGATTTTCATTGTCTGCCTCCTTTTTCTCCTTTGGCATGATCATTCATCACTCTGCGGGAGCGAACAATCAACGTTATTAACGCTGAAATCGCACGGAAGTGGAAAAACCAACCGCTTTGTCAACAGATTCGTTGATATTAAGGAGCCGGCTCAGCCGTTGACGCAGAACCCGAACGCTGGCGCAGGGATGATGTAATTCAATAGTAACTCTGAAAACAGGAGAGGGCGGGCAAAACCGCTCTCTCTTTTTTGTTGCTCAATCAGTCACGAAAGCCCAGTGAATCTCGACTCTGTAGTTGCTTGCACCATTGCCCGGGAAGATCACGATCTCGTCGATAAGTGCCCTGATAAAAGAGCGCTGGTCATCGAGTGTGCCGGACTGGAATACTTCCTCGAAGCCCTCGAGTTTCCGCTTGGCTTCTGCGACTGTAAGGTTCGCTTTCTTTTCTTTCACCTCCGTCTCGGCAAGTGTCTTCGTGACCTTGTCTCTTTCTGCTTTGATGGTATCGGCTCTCTTCCGTACAGCGCTTATATCGATTGCGCCGACCTGATACAGGTCGATCAGCTTTTCCTGCTGCCGGTTCAGATCGTCCAGCTTCGCCTTCATGGCCTGCGTGACGCCATCATCGTGTACTTCGCGCCTCTGGCTGGATGCGATGGCATCGACGCGCCCGGAGTTAATTGCCAGATCCCGGATCTGGCCGATCACGAAGGATTCCAGCTCTTCAAGCGGAACCGCTACATTGTCGCAGTGAGTCTGGCCGGTTCGGTTTCGATTGTTCCCGCTGGCCGCATAGCAGGTGTACTTGCGATACCATTTTACGGTTGAGTCTTTGAGTGTGTGCCGGTACGATTTTACGAAGTATCTGCTGCCGCACAGCCCGCAGCGGATCAGGCCGGTAAGCAGGTGAGCGCCACGGAAATTCAGGGAAGACCGTCCGGCGGCAGAGTCCGAGTATTTTTCGAGCTTCTTCTGTGCGGCAAGAAACGTGTCCCGGCTGATGATCGGTTTATGGATGCCAGGATACCACTTACCGCCGAATGATACCTCGCCGATATACACACGGCTTCGCAGGATGTCCGGTATTGCGCTGAAATTAGTCCAGTCGCCATACCGGGTCGTGTACTTCGCATGCATCCTGCGGCTGATTTCCTTGAACGACAGATCCTCTTCCAGAAACATCCGGAAGATTTCCCGGACCTGCATGGCTTCGTATTCATCAATCTGCAGGGTATTCTTCTCACCATTTTCCGCTTTCTGGTATGTATATCCGATGGGCGGCCGGGATCCGCCGGAGAAGTATCCGGCCTTTGCCCTTCCGATCCGGCCCATCGTCATACGCTCCGTGATCTGCCCTCGTTCGAGCTGTGCAAAAACAGACAGGATTCCGATCATGGCCTTCCCGAAGCTGGTGGTTGTGTCGAAGTTCTCCTGCATGGATATCAGGCCCACACCACTCGGATTGAAGACGTCCTCGATCAGGTACAGGGTATCCTTCTGCGATCTGGAAAGGCGATCCAGCTTATAGATGATCACGGCGTCAAACACATGATTCCTGGCATCCTTGATCAGCCGCTGGATAGCTGGCCGGTCGAGCTTCCCGCCGGAGTATCCCGGATCCGAGTATATTCCGGTTACGATCCAGCCGTGCGCTTTCGCAAAAAGCTGCAGCCGCTCCTCCTGCTCGCCGATGGAATAACCTTCTTCACTTTGATGTATAGTTGAGACTCGCTCATAGATTGCAACAGTTTTCATTTTGTGATATAAAGAATTAAGCCCTGCTTTGCAGGGTTAATGCTTCCCTTTTCGTGGTTGTTTAGGGTGTGCGTGCGAGGGCTCCGGGTCGCTCCCGGAGCCTCCTTTTTATTTTGTGCTATAGCTATCGGACATCCGATTGAAACGCCACAGCCTTGCCTAATATGTGTACATGCTCGATTTCTTCGCCCACATAGACAATGGGTTCATAATTTGGATTTTCTGCTTGAAGTACAATTTTATCTTGGTAGCTATAAAATCTTTTCAATGTTGCTTCGTCATCAATTTCAACAGCTGCAATTTCTCCGTTTTCAACTGTCGGCTGTTCTTTGACAAAAACGATGTCCCCATCATGGATCCTTGCGCCTATCATAGAATCGCCATGAGCTTTCAGGCAGAAGTCGCACTTTATCTTTGCACCGACCTGAATATAGACATCAAAAGTTTCATTAGCAACAATGGGCTTTCCGCAAGCTATTTCACCGAGTAGTGGAACGTGCTGCACCTCAACTGCTGAAATATTTTTAATTGATGGGATCGGCTTGCTCTTCAGCTTGATATTTAGATCCGGATCCAGTTCAGCAAATACCTCGTCAATATCTTTGTTCATACCCTCGGCGGCTTGCTTTATGGTTTCCAGCGAAGGCGCAATAGGCTTCCCGGTTGATGGGTGACGATTTTTCTCAAGTAAAGAAATGTACGCTTTACTGATTCCGCTTTGCTTTGAGAATGCATCCATGCTCATAGAATGTTCTTCTCTGTAATGCTTTATCATTTCGCCGAGTGTCATATACACCTCCTTGTTTACTGCATTGTACATTAATCTCAAATTCAAGTCAAATATATTGAACAAAGTTGTTGACTAATAGTGTTCAACTTGTTAAACTATGCTTGTAAAACAAGTTAGACATCCAAGAAAGGAGGAGATTGGAATATGCCGAAATACTACGTGAAGCAGTGCCGCGAGGAAGCAGGTCTTACGCAGGCGGAGCTTTCTGAAAAATCTGGAGTTTCCAGAGGGATCATCATTCGCTTGGAGAGCGGGGAACTTAAGGAAACGACAACAGGTACGCTGATCGCGATAGCTGGAGCTCTTGGAAAGAAAGTGAGCGACATTTTTTATTGATTGAAAAGTCTAACATATTAGACGCACCAATATAGGAGGCCTCGTATGAAGTACACGATAAACAACCATGTCTTCGAAGTCGTACACATCATGGCGGACGGAGAGGTTCGGGATTCCGTAAAGGGGCTCGTACCGCCGCCGGAAACCGGGTGCTACGAAATCCTGAACAGGATGGAAGAGAAGATGAGAGAGAAGAAAGCTAGAGAGGGAGAGACGGCATGAGCAGGAAGAGAAAAGGGAAGATCGCAGACTGCCTGATGACTCTCGGCACGATGACATTTTTCGGAGGGCTCCTTCTGGGGCCTTCTCCGGAGAATGCCCTCGATTTATGGACGATGGCGGCAGGGGCATGCATGCTGCTGGCGGCTCTGGCCTTTTGCAGAAAACCGAAGGCAAGAGCGAAGCACATCAAACGACCAGAATAAGGAGGAGCAAGATGGTTTTACAGAAACTGTCCTTGGAGAACTTCCAAGGCATCCGGGACGCGGTTTTCGCATTCCCGGGCGGGTGTTCAGCGAGTATCTACGGCGACAACGCAACCGGAAAAACAACGGTGTTCAATGCACTGACTTGGCTGCTGTTCGATCGGTCGAGTACCGGAGCAAAGGGATTCACGCCGACAACCAGAGGACCGGAAGGCGAACTGCACAATCTGGATCACAGGGTAACAGGTGAGTTCATCACGGACAAGGGCGAGGTGCTCACGCTTTCCAAGACCTTCAAAGAGGTCTGGAAAAAGAAGCGGGGATCTGTTGAAGCAGAGCTGACGGGGCATGTAAACGAGTATGCCATCAACGGCGTTCCGACCAAAGAGAAAGACTTCCAGCTTGCGGTGCTCAGCAACTGCGGCGGGGATGCCGAAAAGCCGAAGATCCTCACGATGCCGGACTATTTCCCGGAGCAGATGCGGTGGGACGAAAGACGGAAGATCCTGCTGGAGGTGTGCGGGGAGGTGTCGGATGACGACGTCATCCAGTCGAATCCGGAGCTTGCAGAGCTCTCAGAGTTCCTGCAGATACCCGGGCAGTCCGGAGGGCAGTACGGGATTGACGAGTACAGGAAGATCGTCACGGCACAGCGCCGGGATATCAACCGTCAGCTTGACGTTCTGCCGGCGCGGATCGACGAAGCGTCCAAGCAGATCGATGAAGAAGCGATTGATGTTAAAGCTGTGAAAGCCGGGATGCAGACCTGCCAGAAAGAGATTGACCGCCTGATGGCTGAGAAGGCAAATGCGCTGGCAGGAGACGATACGACAGCGCAGATCCGCAGGAAGATCAACGAGCTGGAGGTTGCCCTGCTGGCAAAGAAGCAGGAGTACCTTAAAGCCACGGGCGATACAAGCAGCAAGATGCACCAGAAAATCGCGGATGCGGAGGATACGGTGCGCCGCTACGAGCGGCAGTTAGCCGATTCCAGGCAGGCACTGGAAGACACAAAGGGGCATCTGGAAAGGCTGAAAGCCACAAGAGAAGCGGTGCTTGCCGAGTTTAAGCAGGTATCCGCCATCAGATGGAACCCGGACGCGGAGAACTGCCCGACCTGCGGCAGACGGCTCCCGGAGGACAGAATCGAGGACCTGCGGGAGAAGTTCAATCTTGACCGCTCGAACCGCATCGAGGCGATCAATCGGAAGGGCAAGGCGACCTGCTCGAAAGAGATGGTTGCGGCAGATGAGAAGCGGATCGAAGAGCTGAACGCCGAAGTTGACAGTAACGCCGACAAGGTCTTCGAGGCAAACAAGGCTTTGATGAACCTGGAGGCAGACGCATTCGAGATAAAGCCCTTCGAGAGCACGGATGAATACCACCAGCGGAAGAGGGAAATCGCCGACCTTGAGGTGAGCCTTGAGGATTCCTCGGCGGCCGCACGAAAGGCCACAGAAGAGGCCGACAGGGCGCTTGCCGGGGAGAAGGAAAGGATGGCGGAGTATCAGGCCATGCTTGCCAGAGAAGCCGCAAATGACCGCCAGAGAAAGCGGATCAAAGAGCTTGAAGCGGAGCAGAAGAAACTGGCAGCCGAGTTTGACCGCACAGAGAAGGGCCTGTATCTGACCGACCTCTTTACCCGCACAAAGGTGTCGATGCTTACGGAGCGGATCAATGCGAAATTTAAAACCGTATCCTTCCAGCTTTTCGCAGACCAGATAAACGGCGGCCTGAAGGAAACCTGCGAGGTACTGGTGCCCGGCGAGGGCGGACGGATGATCCCATACGCCTACGCAAACAACGCGGCGCGTATTAACGCAGGACTTGAAATCATCGGCACGCTGAGTGATCACTGGGGTGTACGGATGCCGGTGGTAGTCGACAACGCCGAGGCGGTCACACATATGCAGAAACCGGATACACAGCTGATCCGGCTGGTTGTATCCGAGCCGGACAAGACACTGAGAGTAGAACTCGAGGAGGAGTGATTATGGGAACAACAGCAATTTCAAACCAAAAGGTAGCAAGCTTTAAGAACCTTATCGGGTCCCGCGAGGTGTACGGTATTGTAAAAGCCGCATGCGGGACGCCGGAAGCGGCAAAGCAGTTCACAGCATCCATGCTCGATCTGTACGAGGATGGCGGCGACTGGCTGCAGAAGTGCGATCCGATGGCGGTCGTCAAGGAGTGCCTGAAGGCGGCACAGCTCCACCTGCCGCTGATCAAGAGCCTCGGATACGCCTATGTGGTGCCATATAAGAACGTGCCGACCTTCACAGTGGGATGGAAGGGGCTTGTACAGCTGGCCCAGAACACTGGGAAGTACAAGTATATCAACGCCGACGCCGTATACGAGGGCGAAGAAGTAAGCTTCGACAGGCTTTCAGGCGCGATCACGATCAGCGGAAAGGCAACCAGCGACAAAGCCATCGGATATTTCGCCTATATAGAGCTTCTGAACGGCTTCACGAAAGTCGTTTACATGACCAGAGAAGAGATGGAAGCCTACGGCAAGAAGTACTCCAGAGCCTACAATAACGGCCCGTGGCAGACAGATTTTGACGCCATGGCCCGCAAGACAGTGCTTCGCAAGGTGCTCAAATTCGGCCCTGCATCGACGCAGATGATGCAGGTGGAAGACGGCGAGATAAGAGCCGCACAGGCGGCTGCGCAGGCCGAGGTTGACACCAACGCGAACAGCGGCCCGGTGATCGATGTAAAGTCTGAGCCAGTACCGGCGAATGCGATCGCTGATACTGCAGCAGAAACGGAGCCGAAGCCGGATTTCTAAGGAGATAAGAGATGGACGTTACAGTTTTAGCGTCCGGGAGCAGCGGCAACTGCTATCGCGTGAGTGATGGCAGTACCGCGATTCTTCTGGATGCAGGAATATCCATCAGCCGGATTCGGAAAGGATGCCGATTCGATCTTTCATCAATCAGCGGATGTTTTGTGTCGCATTTCCACGGTGATCACAGCCGGGCAGTGAATGACTTGATGCATGTCGGGGTTCCAATTTTTATGACCGAAGGCGAAATGAAAGCTGGCGGTTTTCAGTGCCACTGCCTGTTTCGGGATTTTGAAGATGGTAGCTATCAGGAAGTTTACTGCGGCACGTTCATCGTGATTCCCTTTGGCGTTCAGCACGACACGCCGGAACCGGTCGGCTTTTTCATTCAGAGCAGTTTGACAGGCGAACGGCTTCTGTATTTCACCGATACGTTCTACATACGGCAGAGATTCGCGCCGTTTGACTATCTGATCGGCGAGTGCAATTACGACGAAGAAACACTCGGGGAGCACATAAAAAGCCGGGAAACGGGCGCATACAGGGCGAAGCGGCTATTCTCGAGCCACATGAGTCTTGCCAACTTCCTGCAGTTCTTAAAAGCGAATGATATCAGCAGGCTGAAGAAGATCTGGATTTGCCACATGAGCGATGACCACGGAAACGCGGAGAGAATCAAAGAGGCTGTTCAGAAAGAAACCGGTGTTCCGGTGGAGGTATGCTGATGAGTTTTGTGGGAGTCTACAGAAAACAGGGAACCGGGATCGTAAAGGTGTCCAAGCCAAGCGAAGCGGAAAATATTCGTCTGGTGTCTGGCACGCTGAGCAGGGAAAAGCGGCGTGAGTATATTCGGATGAAGATTTACGAGCAGGCGATTCTGAAGGCGCACGGCAGGAATACGGACGAGGCAATGAACGAGCTGTATGAGGAGCTATTCTGGTGAACTACTTCGGAAACAGATCGAAATATCATGCAAAAAAGACCGTGGTAGACGGCATTGAGTTTGACAGTAGGAAAGAAGCGAAGAGATGGCAGGAACTCCGGCTTTTGGAAAAGGCCGGAGCCATCTCCGATCTGAAGCGGCAGGTCAAATATGAACTGATACCGGCTCAGAAAGACCCGGCTACCGGAAAGGTGATCGAGAGGGCCTGCACGTACATTGCGGACTTCAGCTACATCGAGGATGGGATCCGAATCACGGAAGATACAAAAGGATTCAGAACAGATGCCTACAGGATCAAGAGAAAGCTGATGCTGCAGAAGTATGGAATCAGAATCCGCGAGACTTGACTGTGCAAAGGACCAGAGCGTTCATGTTCACAGCAAAATCTGAGAGAGGTGCATAGAAAGATGACGGGTAAAAAAACATTTGTCATGTATACATCGTGGGGAGCGGCCATCGACAATATGAACGACCACGAAGCGGCAGCATTTCTCCGGCTGATATATGCCCTCGAACGCGGAGAGGCAGAGCCGGAAGATATACCGGATGGTCTGAGAATTTTCTGGCCAATGATCAAGGATAAGCTCTTGGAGGATATCGATTCTTACAAAGCGACTTGCGATAAGCGCTCCGAAGCTGGCAAGCGTGGGAACAGTATGCGATGGAGCGATCGCAAAAATCGCAATTGCGATAATAGCGATATTGATACATCGCAAAAATCGCAAGAGGTCGCAAACGTCGCTGATACTGAATCTGAATCTGATTATGAATCTGATTATGAATCTGAATCTGATACTGAGTCTGATACTGAGTCTGATACTGAGTCTGATACTGATGCACCTACGGTGCAAAAGAAAAATACCAAAAGAAAAGCGGCGACAAGCGCCTCAGAGCTTAAAGCGAAACGGGCACGAGTGTTTTCGGCAAACCCGGAACTCAATGAGGCGATTAAGGACTTTATTGACCATCGCAAAAAACTCCGAAAGCCCATGACAGACCGGGCTGTCGACCTGTTTTTGCGAAGGCTTGAGAAGCTTGCTCCAAATGACCCGGCACGCCAGCTGGATTTGGTAAATACGGCGATCGAGAAGGGATGGCAGGATGTTTACCCATTGCGGGATTCAAACGCGCAAACTGCTCGGTCTCCGGCGGCACAGGGGCAATCGCACAGCGACATGCTGAATGCAGAATTTGCGCGAATCATAAACGGCCACGAAGAAACTGTCTCGGAAGGAGGACTTAAGTTTTGACAAAAAACGAAGCAGGGAAGCTGGTGTACATCATCAAGTCTGGATACCCGCAGATGTATCAGCGCTTTACAGCGGGAGACTTGAACGATCAGATTTCGATATGGGCGGCAATGCTGGAGGACTTTACGTTCTCTGAAGCAGTCGCCGGGCTGAAGATGTATATGGCAACGGACACGAAGGGTTTCCCGCCCTCTCCGGGACAGGTGATTGACCAAATCAGGAAGATCAAGCGGGACCCGAGAAATGAAATGAGTGCACTGGAGGCATGGTCACTTGTACGAAAGGCTCTCGGGAACAGCTATTACAATGCAGAGTCGGAGTTTGAAAAGCTGCCGGAACCGGTAAAAAAGGCAATTGGGTCTCCGGAGAATCTTCGCGAGATGTCGCTGATGCCGATAAACGATGTTGAAACAGTCGAACAGAGCCATTTCATTCGAGCATATGACACGGCTGTAAAACGCGCAGAAGAAGATGCCAAGATTCCCAAGAGAGTGCTGGCCATGATCGAAGAAAAGTGGGATCAGGCAGCAATTGCGGAGAAGAAAAAGATCGGTTCTGAAAGTACCGAAAAAGAGCGGCTGATCCCGGTTCTTGAAAATGACGGGGTTACGCCTGAGGAAGAAGAAAGGCGCAGGATCGAGAAAGAGAAGAGGATAGCAGAGCTGGAAAAAGCATCGGCAAAGCTTGAAGCTTTGAAGACTCATATTGCCGGATGAGAGAGGGGGAAAGAATGAGCGAGAAATTAAGCAGCATCAAGCGTGAAATCAACTCCGCGATCGACATCACGGAAGGAATCCAGTATATGACCTCAATGAACGCCCCGAGCGGGTATGATTTTCACGAGATCCGGGTAGATCTGGATCATCTGGCAGAGCGGCTGTACAAGGCCAGCGAGATGCTTAACGAGCTAAATGCCGGGGATGTGAAGTCGTGAAAATTGCGTTGATTATCGTGATCGCGATGCTTGCCATCGCCTACGCCACAGCAGAAAAGAGGTAAAGGATGTGTGAGACTGGCCCGGAGGCAGTGCAGAGATCAACATGAAAGCATGGTTTCCGGCTACAAAAACGCAGACAAAACAGTTGTGCCGGAAGGTTATCGCACTGGATGACCGGCAGAAAGAAATTCTGAACGAGATGATTGCATGGCTCACAAATCATGGAAATGAGTGTCTGGACGGCAGGTTCTGGGGCAAAGAGAAAGACAAGAAAAAGAAACAGCTGATGGATGATATCGAAATTCTGACTGCAGAAAGAAGTCAGATTCGGTGGTGAAAAAGGAGGATACCAGGAATGAAGGGATTATACGTAAAGATTAAGTTTAAGGAATCACTGCTCGGAAGTTCTCCGGCCGATCCGGACGTGTACAAAAAATACATAGCCACAAAAGCGCCGGACTATGAGGACGATCCGAGGACCCGCGAGATCGAGGCGGTCGGGCTGGAGAAGGCAATTGAGAACGCCATGACGATCTTCCCGCGGAACAGCGAGGGGCAGCCAATTCTGTGGCCGTATCAGGTCAAGGGGTTTTTCAAGTCGGCGCAGAAGGTGATCAACGACAACGCGTCGGAATCTATCACCGACCCGGCGACAGGCAAAAAGAAAAAGACCCGCGGAAGCGCCTATCTGCCGAACTACAAAGGACGCATTGACACCGATATTTTTATCTACAGCGTTTCCCATACATGGCGGGACGAAAACGCCGACCCGGGGATTGTGCTGCATCTGCCGGAAGGTGCGAGCCTGAAGAACTGCCAGCGGCCGCTGAGAGCGGAGACTATGCAGGGACCGCGCGTGGCACTGGCAAACTCCGAATCAGCGCCGGCAGGCACATGGTGCCAGTTCGTAGTGATTGATATATCTGAAAAGCTGATTGGGAATATCAGGCAGTGGCTGGAATACGGAAAGTTCAACGGGATCGGTCAGTGGCGCAATTCCGGGCGCGGACAGTTCCTGGTAACGGAGCTGAAGGAAATCGAGGATATCGACGAGATCAAGGCGGTGCCGGACGTGTGAAGCGTCCGGCGGAAGCTGAGGCAGCGTAGCGCTGAAGTGCAAGGGCATCGAAGGGTATCGCTACGCAGGGCGGTGGCAGTGCATTGATAAGCAAAGCATAGGCAGGGCGGTGAACGGCGATGATTTGTGCCGGCAATGAAAAGTATTGTGCAGCTTTGGAAACGCACTGAATCGCATTGGAAAAGCGATGTGCTGCTCAGATTTGTTTTGCCAGGCATCGGCAGCGCATTGAGAAGCGAGGGAAGAGAACTGTTTGTAATTGCATGACTACGATCAGCCACGGATTTGCCTTGTAATGCGACGCATTGTACCGGCGAAGCGAAGTGATGAAGTGCATAGAATTGCGCAGGAACGGCCGTGCGTCGGAATAGAAGCGTGTTGTCTGGCTCCGGATTTGTTGTGATCAGAATAGCGTAGCAAAAGCAGGGTAAAGATCTGCATGGAACCGCGGAGGAAAGGCTGAGGCATTGAAATGAAAGGTAGTGCGGTGGAAAAGCTATGAGTGGTTCAGGTAATGCAATGATTGTGCTGGCACAGCGCAGGGGCACACAGGAAAAGAAAAGCATGGACGCGCCAAGGATATGTGACGTATTGCATTGGCAGAGCGGCGAGGCGATCGGAAGCGCGGCGGCAATGAGCAGAGAGGCTGGGCAATGAGTCAAATAGATATCTGGCAGAGTTCAGAGATGCGCTGCTTCCTGATTTGATGAGCGGAAAAATTGAGGTTAAGGAATGAAGATGAGACTGACTGTGATGCATACAGCATAACGGATGTTGTTAAAGCCTTGGAGAATGAGGCAGAAGTATTTCGTAGAATGTGGCGCAAAGATGGACGAGGAGGAGTCATGGATGCAGAAATGAGTGAGAAGTACAAGAGACTGCAGAACCGGCTTGAGGAGCTGAGAGTGCTGAATGGCAATATTGCGAGACTGGCGTTCTACATCAACGAGAATCATCCGGAAGGTGAAGGACTCCACGCCATGATCAGGCAGCTGGTTGACATGAAAGAATATCGAAACGAGCTCCAGATAAGAATTGCGAATGGGTGGTACTGATGATTAATTTGCAGATGTTCACGACGGAAAAAGACCTCATGAAGCTGACAGGCCTGACCCACGATGAGCTGTGGGATAACGACTTTGATTTGGACGACTGGGACGTAGGTTTTGTGTCAGACGTGCCGCTGACCAAAACGAAAACTTATGAGTATGGCGAACACGGTGAAGAATTTGATGAGTATGAAGAGCCGGTTGAAGACGCCTACTGGCTGGTGCATCGGATGGAAGAGTATTGCGTGGGATACACACACATTGAGTTTAAGGGCAGGCACTACTACATGGTTTACCATGCCTAAAGGGAGAAAGGAAAAACAGCAATGAGTAAGTACAGCGAGATTGAAATTCAGACCGCAAAGAAATTGCACGATGCAGGGTACAAATGGCTTTCGAGGGATAAAAGCGGAGGGGTTTACGCGTACTCGGGAAAGCCGTATAAATCGGACGGGTGTTGGGTAGATAAAGACATTGGGAGATTGATACTCGTCGTTGGAAAGTTTACACAGATTTTTCAGGGTATCAAGTGGAAAGACAATGAGCCAACATATATCGAAGACATTTTAAACCCACAGATTCTTGACGAAGTAGAGCGGCGATATCTGGAGCGCGTGCTGAGGCCGCTGCCGAGAGTGAGTTTTATCGAAAAATCAGCGACCGATGACTGCCGCGAGTACCTGACGGTGGTTTTCAGGGACGGTGAAGGAATGGAGCTCCCGTTTTTCCCGGAAGGAACAATGTACAAAGGCATGGAGCTTGACGTGCACTATTTTCCCAAAGAGTTGGGGCTGAAGCTGAAGGAGGATAAAGCATGAACAGAGTCGTTTTGATGGGCCGGCTGACCCGCGAACCGAACGTCCGGTATAGCGAGGATAAGAACGGCGGGCAGATGGCAGTAGCCAGATACACACTGGCCGTGGATCGTAGGCGCAAGGGGCAGGAAAACGAGGCGGACTTTATCAGCTGCGTCGTATTCGGGCGCGGTGGAGAGTTCGCGGAGAAGTACCTGCATCAGGGTACGAAGATCTGTGTGTCCGGGCGGATCCAGACAGGATCGTATACCAACAAGGACGGCCAGAAGGTCTACACGACCGATGTGGTTGTGGAAGATCAGGAATTTGCCGAGAGTAAGAAGGCCGCTGCCGAAACACAGACACCGCCGTATGCAGAACCTGCAGACGTTGCAACGACTGACACAGTGGCTGATGAAGGCCTGCCGTTTGCGTGATAGGGAGGTTTGACCATGGATGACTTCACGAAATTTGGAATTGACATCAACCACATAACGGATGGAAGCAAGCCGGGAATAAAACAGCTGGGGAGTGTAACAAAGGCCATATTCGATTCTTTTGTCGAGGCAGGATTTAATGAAGATCAGGCATTAAAACTGACACTGGGAATCATTAATGGCATTCAGACAAAAATTAAGAATTGAGGTATTGACATGAAAAGTATGCAACTTGTACTGAGCAATGAATCCTGGAGGTATGAAATGGAAAGCATAAAAGTTGTCCTGGACAAGGGAGCCTATATGCCGGTGCGTGCGCACAAAGCAGACGCGGGATATGACCTGCGTACACCGTCGGCGTTTACCATCCGGCCGCACGACAGCACCGTGATTGACACCGGCGTGCATGTACAGATTCCCGACGGATATGTCGGATTTCTTAAATCAAAATCGGGGCTGAACGTAAAGAACAGCATCATCGGCGAAGGCGTCGTTGATGCGGGCTACACGGGCAGTATCCGTGTGAAGCTGTATAACAACGGCACCAGACAGAGATTCTTCTGCAAGGGTGACAAGATTATCCAGCTGGTTCTTTTGCCGATTTTCACTCCGGATCTGGAGCAGGTCGACGAGCTGGAAGACACAGAACGCGGCGACGCGGGATTCGGGAGCACAGGGCGGTGAAGCAGAAGCGCGGAGGATGAAAGCAGAAATGAAAAGCGCGAAGAAATTGTTTTACCAGATCAGGGATCAGCAGGGAGAAGTGCATGAGCTTACGCTGCGGATCGACAAGCTTAAGGCAGATGCTGAAGGTGTATCATCCATCGACTACAGCCGGGATAAGGTACAGACAAGCCCGAAACCGGATGCGATGGGCGACAAGATCATCAGCATGATCTGCTATGAGGATGAACTGGCACGGAAACTGGAAAAGCTGAACAGCCAGCGGCATTTCGTCCAGAAGATCATCAACGGGCTGGAAAGCTCAAAGGAAAGGCAGGTGCTTGATCTTTACTTCCTGTCTGATGACAGGCCATCCATGGGACAAGTGGCGGACAGGATTGGATATACCGAGCGGCAGACCTTCCGGATCTATGATTCGGCACTGAATCATGCCGAAGTCATTCTTAACCAGCTCAGGAAAAAATGTCAGTGAATGTCAGTGAAAATCGTGCTAGTCTGGTACCATGGATAAAGCAAAAAGGGAGAACACAAATGTCCATACCATTCTCCTTTTCAGTCTACTGACCTTGCTTATACCCATAGTGTTCTCCTATTTTGGGACCGCTCCGCTACCCCCCGGCGGTCCTTTTATTATGCTTATGTCGCGGACGCGAGCCGTCTCATGGTGCCACCTCTACGGTGAAATCCTGACGGCCGCGCCGCGCCCCTAAAGGGATAAGTCGATACGGAATCTAACAGTGGAATACGGAAGAGGGGGACCGGGAAACCGGCCGCCCTTTTTATATGTCTGATAAAAAATAAGCCAGAGTTGGTGAGGTGAATGGCGAATGAGGAAAACTTAAAGCCACAGAGCGAGCGAACAAAGAGCGAACAAAGAGAAATTGCTACAAAAGGCGGCATCGCATCCGGGAAATCCCGCCGCCGCAAGAAGGCCATGAAGGAGCGTCTTCAGGAAGCTCTGGAGTGTTCTGTGGTCAACCCGAAGGTCAAGAAGATGATGCAGAGCGTCGGGATGGAAGACGGCCGCACGAATTATGATGCCGTGACCGCAAGCATTGTTGCCGGGGCGATTCAGGGCGCTCCGGGATATGCCCGTCTTCTCATGGAGCTGATCGGCGAGACCGGAGAGGAGAAACGGGCAGACAAGGCCGATAAGAGAGATGCGAAACGGCTGCGGATGCAGGAAGAAGAGTTCCGCCGAAAGCACGCAGAAGAAGACGGAGAGGACGACTCCGGTGATGACGGATTTATAGAAGCGCTGGAGGCCGCTGCTGAAGATGACTGGACGAACGAGGAAATTTAAGAGCAGCCGGTTCCACTTCGACCCGTTTTCCAGAAAGCAGCGCCAGATTTTTACCTGGTGGAACAGGAAGAGCCCCGTGCATGATGCCAACGGGATCATCGCAGACGGCGCAATCCGGTCCGGAAAGACGCTGTGCATGTCCCTGTCCTTCGTGATGTGGGCGATGGAGAACTTTGACGGCGAGAATTTCGCGATGTGTGGGAAGACAATCGGATCCTTCCGCCGGAATGTCATGTCCAGCCTCTGGAGAACGCTGAAAGGCAGAGGATACCGCTATGAGTATCACCGGACAGACAGCCTGATCATCATCAGCCGGGGAAGCCGGAGCAATTCCTTCTACATCTTCGGCGGGAAGGATGAGAGCTCGCAGGACCTGATACAGGGTATCACGCTGGCGGGCGTCTTCCTGGACGAGGTTGCCCTGATGCCGGAGTCCTTTGTCAATCAGGCGACATCCCGGTGCTCCGTGGACGGTTCGAAGTGGTGGTTCAACTGCAACCCGGACGGACCGTATCACTGGTTCAAGAAGGAATGGCTTGACAAGGCACAGGAGAAGAAACTGATCCATCTGCATTTCACGCTGGATGACAACCTGTCCCTGACGGATACCATCAAGGACCGGTATGAACACCTTTATACCGGCGTATTTTATAAGCGCTATATTCTGGGGCTCTGGTGCATGGCGGAGGGCGTGATCTATGACATGTTCGATGAAGACCGCCATGTGAAGCCGATCGCGGACATCGCGCCGAGACTGATTGATAGTCAGAAGAACCGGTTCGTTTCCTGTGACTACGGAACCCAGAACGCAACCGTCTTCCTGCTGTGGAACAAGGGGACGGATGGCAAATGGTACTGCATCCGGGAGTATTACTATTCCGGACGCGAAAAGGGAAAACAGAAGACAGATTCGGAATATGCCGATGACCTGCTGAAGTGGCTGGACGGGACGAAGATCAGAGCGATGATCGTTGACCCGGCGGCTGCTTCTTTTATTGCCGAGCTGCGAAAAAGGAGTGTGCAGGTCATGAAGGGAAGTAACGACGTCCTGGACGGAATCCGCACCGTGGGGACGCTGCTGAACCATGACCGGATTCTTTTCGCGGATACCTGCACGAACACGATTCAGGAGTTCGGCTCGTATGTGTGGGATGAAAAGGCAGCGGCAGGCGGAGAGGATCGTCCGGTTAAGAAAGCCGACCACGCAATGGATGCTGTCCGGTACATGTGTTATACGGTTATCGCCCGCGGAAGGGCAAGGCTGAAAGGATGAGGGCATGTATATATTCACGATGCCGGCTGAAGAGTGGGACGAAAATAACCCCAACAAGGCCGGTCTGCAGAGGCTGATTGACAAGCATTACTCGATCGCCTCGACGCGCCTGATGAAACTGAAGAGATACTACGAGGGGGATCATGAAATTCTGCATGAAGCAGACAGGGCAAACAAGCTGGTCTGCAATCATGCAAAAGAAATCAGCGATGCAGCGTTTTCCTACTTCCTGGGCAACCCGGTTGCCTATAAGGACGTGAGCGGCTCAGACCTTACCCCGCTTACCGATGCCTTGCGTCTTGCGGATGCGGATGAGACAGACGGTGACAACGGACTGAGTGAATCCATCTTCGGCGTGACTTACGAGTATATCTACACGAAGAAGGACGAGACGGATCTGATCACCAAGAATCTCTCGCCGCTTCACACCTTCATGGTCTATGACGACACCATCGAACAGAATGAGCTGTTCGCTGTGTATTACTACGTCAAGAAAGACGACACGAATCTTCAGATCGATCATTACATTGCGACGGTTCTCACGCAGAATTACAAATGGGTATTTGATATCCAGAAGATGCCGTCGGAAGTTTCTGTGCTCTCCGGACCGGAACCGCATTATAAAGGCGAAGTACCGGTGATCGAGTATCTGAACAACCGGCTCGGGATCGGGGACTTCGAGCTTCAGATCCCATTGATTGACGCATACGATGCGCTGATGTCGGATCGGATCACGGACAAGGAACAGTTTATTGACGCCATCCTTGCCCTGTACGGCACGCTCCTGGGCGATGATGACGACGCGGATGAGAACGGCGAGACGAGCCACGACAAGGCTGTGAAATCTCTTCACGCGAAGAAGATTCTGGAGCTTCCGTCCGATGCCAAAGCGGAGTACCTGACCCGCACTTTTGATGAGAGCGGCGTGGAAATCCTCAAGAAAGCCATTGAGCAGGATATTCACAAGTTCTCCCAGATCCCGTGCATGACGGATGAGAACTTTGCCGGCAATACCTCCGGTGTTGCGATGGAGTTCAAGCTCCTGGGCATCGAGAATATCACGAAGATCAAGACACGGTACTACCGAAAGGGGCTCCGGAAGCGGATCCGGATCTTCTGCAACTGGATGAAGCTCAACGCATCAGGGAATATCGACCCGAAGCGGGTGACGGCGGTTTTTACGCGGGCGCTGCCAAAGAACAATCTGGAGATCAGCCAGATGGTTGCCAACCTTAAGGGGATGGTATCCGCCAAGACGCTGCTGGCTCAGATCCCGTTTGTCGATAACCCGGATGAGGAGATCGAGGCGGTCGACGCGGAGAACCAGAAGGCCATTGAGCGCCAGCAGGCCATGTTTGGCAATGCGGCACCGGCTGACAATTCCGAAGGGGAAACCGGAGAGAATGGCAATGTGAAAGCCGGCGGGAGCGGAGAAGAGGAAGAAGACACGAAACCGGAAGAGGAAGTGAATACCCCGCCTGACACGTCAGAAGGCACAGAAAAGGACGGAGACGATGCGAAGAAGGATTTTCCGGGAGGTAGATCCAAACGCAAATCTGGAGGAAAACCGGAGGCCTGAGGTGAATGCAGAACAACATCGACTACTGGAAGCGCCGCCAGATCCGGGAGGCCTTCAACGTATTCTCACAGGCGGAAATCGCGGCGGATGAAATCGCAAAGCTGTACAGGAAAGCCTCGGCGTACATGGCCGCAAAGATGCAGGGCGTGTACGACAAGTTCAAGCGCAAGTACGGGCTCACCGACGAGCAGGCAAAACAGCTTCTGGCCGCTGCCAGCGACCGTGGTTCCATCGATGCGGCGCTTCAGGCGCTTCAGAACGGGCCGCAGACTGAATCGGTCACGGAGCTCCGGAAGGTGGTGGAATCCGCAGCATACGCCGCACGGATCCGGCAGATGCGGGAGCTGGAACTTTCCGCCGGGCAGGTCATGAATGCCATCTATAAGCAGGAGCTCGCGAAGAACACCGCCCTGTATCAGAAGCTTATCACGGACAGTTACCGCAAAAGCATCTTTGCCATTCAGCAGAGAGCCGGCATTGCCTTTTCCTTCTCAGATGTGAACCCGAAGCTGATGGACCGGCTGCTGCACAGCCGATGGTCCGGGAAAAACTACTCTGCCAGGCTGTGGGGCAACACGCAGGAGGTGGCAGAGAATGTTAAAGAGCAGATCATCCTCGGGGCGCTCACGGGAAAGACCGAGCGGGATATGGCAGAAGCCCTGAATGAGACATTTGCCAAAGGGGCGAGAGTGTCCCGGCGGCTGATCCGGACGGAGAGCAACTACATCTTCACGCAGGCGGATATGGCTGCCCGTAAGGAATGCGATATTCGCCGGTATATGTATCTTGCCACGCTGGACATGAAGACATGCGCGGAGACCTGCGGGAAACTGGACGGACGGATCTTCCTCGTTAAGGACCAGAAGCCCGGATACAACTGCCCGCCCATGCACCCGTGGTGCGTACTGCCTGATACAAAAATCATCGCCCCTGATGCGGAGGCAATGACACAAAGTTATTATTCAGGTGATGTAATTGAGATGCTTACTGCCAATGGAACAAGGCTGACCGTCACTCCCAATCACATAGTGCTTACATCTCGCGGATGGGTCAGAGCTAAGAATCTTGCCAAGGGAGATAAGGTAATCTACTATCGCGGATGGAACAAAGCGGGCGCTGAGAGTGATCCAACAAACGACAACAGTATACCCACGATTGAACAACTCTTTGCTTCTGCGGTCGAAGCGAGCGGCGGCACGTCCTGTAGAGTGCCAGCCTCCGCCGTAGACTTCAAGGGCGATGTTGTTCCGCAAAGCGAAATCAACATTGTAAATATCGACAGCAAGTTGAGGGACAAACTTGATCCCGCGGCGCGTAAGCTCGTCAGCGATGTCTTGCTCGTAGAAGCTGGAGAAGCAAGTAAAATTGCGCTGAATGGAAAGTGCTTTGTGAAGCAATTCCTCGCGGGGTTGGGGCTTGCCGCGGACGGCATTATGAGCGGCTTGAACGTTGCGCATGTTCTCCGAATGGGTACGCTTACTCATCATGAGCTGGTTGGCCTCCGCATTTCCACGGATTATGACGCCAGACTCTTTGAGACGGAGAACAATGACGTTTCTGGAAACTCCAAGGGTATTCGCGATTTTGTTGACGGATTCCCCAGCGTTGTAATGCTTGACGATATAGTTGATGTCAAGATTAGAAAATTTAGCGGGCATGTATATGATGCCTCCTCTCTATCAACATTGTACATCGCCAACGGAATTATTACTAGTAACTGTCGTTGCACGACTTTGAGCATCATATCCGACGAGTGGATCAAGACGCAGACAAGACGGGCGAGGGATCCGGAGACCGGAAGGACATTCAAGGTCCCGCTGTCCATGACGTATGAGGAATGGTACAAGAAATACGTCTCGGGTAATCCAGAAGTGCTCAAAAAAGTACAAGCTGAGAAAAGGAGACAATACGACCAGAAACAGTATCAGCGGTTCAAAGAAATTCTCGGAGATGATGCTCCAAAGAATCTGGAACAATTTCAGGATATTAAGTATAATAATACTGAAGCGTGGAACGCTTTAAAACTGGCTTATAAAGACCGTAAGCTCCTGAAAGAAATCAGAGAAACATATAATCTGAAAATTCATGATGGGAAACAGGGAAAGCATATACTTGGGCACAATAATTACAGCGGAAAGAGTTATCTCCTCCCGCAGGTAGACCCGCAGAAACTGGTTGATAAATTTGCAGGAACCGGAGCTATCAAGAGAGACCGGTCAGGAAAATGGATTCATCGGCAGTTTTTTATGAACAATCAGCCGATAGGCATCGTAGTCGACCAAAATACAGGAGAAGAAATCCCAACAAGATATTTCTCAATTGAATACAGTAAAAAGGATGGAACACATGTTGTTCCGAGGAAGGAGCCGGATCATAATGGTAACGGTTGAAAATATGAAAAGCGCTGTAGGACATAAGGCGAGAATTACTTTTGACGATGATTCTGTAGAGGTGACTTTTGTTGAGGCTTATCAGTATGAAGCGGATGATGACAGGGAACCATTTCTTGAGTTTACACCGAACAGAGTAGACTACCAGTCTTCAATCAAGGATATTGAGATTCTCGATTGAATAAAGGAATGTGAATTGATTAAATATCAGGATAGCACGGTGCGAAAGTATCGTGCTTTTTTGATGCCTGAAAGGAGAACCCATGCAGGAAAAAGCAAAACAGATGGTTGTCGATTATTTCAACAGTCGTTCAGACAAAGCAGATAGATTCACGATCAGCACAGACGACGTATTTGTTGTCTGGTTCTGCAAGACTCTGCAGAACTGGAAGGCGCTGTTATCCACAACCGTATCGGATGGGATGTACTACGAAATCACATATAACGGCGATAAGAAGGAGGCCTATCTTGATGCCTACAAGAAGTGGGAGAATGTCAGGATAACAGATTAAGGCGGTGCCAGGTGGAAGAGCTTAACATCATTTACCGGATTCTCAAGTATCTTCAGAAATCCCTTGACTGCGACGAGTTTAATCCGGAAGGAATCTCACCGGAGCGGCTGCATATATCCCGGAGCAAGTGGCAGAAGCTCCTGATCATGCTGCAGGATGAGGGATACATCAAAGGGCTTGTATATGACCGGACATTTGACGAGTACTCACCGCAGATAGAGGAGCCGGTCAGCCCCGTCATCACGCTGGAAGGCCTTGAATACCTGAGCGAGAACAGCACCATGAGGAAGATGGGCCGGATCGGGAAAGGCATAAAGGACAGTATACCCGGAGCCTGACAGGTTCCAAAAACAATTCTGATAGATGAGCGCATGGGAACAACCCACGCGCTTTTTTATTGCCTTTCTTCCGGCAGGCATAAAAGAACCGGGAAACGCCACGGCAGCGGGCTTACGGCACACTGATGGGGCAATCAAAGTACCCATACACACGACGGCACCGGACAGATGGACGGCGCTGGAAGGGCAGGAGGAAACATGGACGAGAATAAAGTAACCACAGGACAGGCAGGAAACGCCGAAGAAGGCACGCAGAGTCAGAGCCAGCCCCAGACAGCCGGGAATACCGGCGCGGCAGGACAGACTTCCACAGGAACCGGCAAAGAGCCGGCAGCCGTAAGCTTTGATGATTTCCTGAAGCTGAAAGGCAATCAGGCGGAATTTGACCGCCGGATCAATGCAGCCGTTCAGAAGGGCATCAGTAATGCCAGGGAGAAATGGGAGACCATCACAAACGACAAGGTTTCTGAGGCTGAGAAGCTCGCAAAGATGAATGCGGCCGAAAAGACAGCGTATCTCCAGTCCAAGAAGGAAAAAGAGCTAGAAGCCAAGGAAGCGGAGATCAACCGCAGAGAGCTCAAGGCATCGGCCAAGAACATGCTTGCTGACAGAAACATGCCGCTGGAGCTGGCTGACATGCTGAGCTACACGGATGCGGACAGCTGCAAGGCATCCATCGAAGCGATGGAAAAGGCCTTCAACAAGGCCGTGAAGAGTGCGGTTTCCGAGCGCCTGAAAGGTGGCGAACCGATGAAGAAGGCCGGTGAATCGGCCGAAAAGAATATGGAGGCAGAGGTTGCAAAGGCCCTTGCCGGCCATATCTGAAACAGAATGGAGGATATCATAAATGGCTATCAATACACTTGAGTATGCAAAGATTTTTCAGACACAGCTTGACCTGGCGGCTGAGCGCGATGCGCTGACCGGATGGATGGAGGCGAACGCCGGACAGGTACAGTACAGCGGCGGCAATGAGGTCAAGATCCCGAAGATGACGGTACAGGGCCTCGGCAACTATGACAGGGACAAGGGATACGCACAGGGCGCTGTGACGCTTTCCTATGAGACCATGACCATGACGCAGGACCGTGGCCGCAAGTTCCAGCTCGACTCCATGGATGTCGATGAGACGAACTTCGTAACCGCTGCCGGCGCTGTCATGGGCGAGTTCCAGAGAACGAAGGTCGTTCCGGAGATCGATGCGTACAGACTGTCTGCCATCGCGACAAAGGCCATGAACGGCAAGCATGCGGATGAGATGGTCGAGTATGGGTATGAGGCAAAGGCGGATCCGTCCGCGCTGGCAGTCCTCAGGCACTTCAAGACCGGCGTTGCGAAGATCCGTGCCAGGGGATACAACGGCGCGCTGGTAGCGCATATCGACGATCTGGTACTGATGGAGCTCGAGCTTGAGCTTGCCGGCAGACTGCAGAACATCACCTGGTCCCAGGGCGGCATTAATACCACGGTTCCGGCGATCGATGGCGTGGCGCTGATCGCGACACCGTCCAACCGTCTGTACACTGCCATCACCATTTACGACGGCAAGACAGAAGGCCAGACGGACGGCGGATACATCAAGGGGAGCACGGCGAAGTCGATCAACTTTGAGATCATGCCGTCGGATACACCGATCGCCGTATCCAAGCAGGACAAGATGAGAATCTTTGACCCGAACACCAACCAGACGGCGGATGCATGGGCGATGGATTACAGACGCTATCACGATCTGTGGGTGAAGGATAACGCTGTGGATTCGATCTATGTATCCATCAAGGAGGCCAAGGCTTGATCCTCATCAGGGAGAATGTGGAGCGCTCCGCAGAATCGGCCTGTGAGATTGAGAAGCTGAAAGCCCAGGGGTTTACCGTTCTCTCAGGGGAGGCGCCTGTCTCTCCTGAGAAGGAGGCTCCGGGAGACATCGAAACAATGACGGTCGCACAGCTTCGTAAGCTTGCCCGGGCGAAAGGCATCCGGGCAGTGGATTCCCTCTCAAAGGCTGATCTGCTGGGAGTGCTTGAAGGGATGGAGTAATGACAGAATCGGAGAAACTGGCAAAGCAGACGGGTATCGCCGATGCGGATCTGCTGCAGCTGCTGCTTGAGGATGCGGAAAGCTATGTGCTGGAATACACACAGCGCAAACAGCTCCCGGAAGGCCTGAAAAAGACTGTGCGGGACCTTGCCGTGATTGCCTGGCACCGGATGGGTACAGAAGGCGAGGCGGCGCGCAGTGAAGGCGGGGAAAGCTACACGTTTGCGGATATCCCGCAGAGCATTTACAACGTGCTGAACCGGTACAGGCTGGCGAAGATCGGAGGGAAGGCGTATGAATCTGAGACGTGACAGGCTCGGCACATATGCCCTGTTCCCGCACCAAACCATCCGGGATGAGGAAGGTGGTACATCCGACGGATACGGCAGTAAGCAGCTGATTCGGGCGGAGATGTGGGCGGCGGGCGGCAGAGTGCAGCAGGAAATGTACGGCGCGAAGCTCCCGCAGGTCCGCAACATGCGGCTGAGTGGAAACTATCGGGAAGTTACGGAAGGCGCCAAAACCCGCTATCACGTGACAGACGGTTCGGTGGAGTATGACATTTCGGTTAATGATGGCATCAGCCTGAATGACCCGGATGGAAATATACCGGAGTACAGGGTCACAGCCATATATCCTTACCGGTTTCTTCAGATCGAGGTGGAACGGATATGATCATCGGGCGTCAGCAGCTGAATGCCAGGCTTGACAAGCTGGCGGAAGCAGATCTGGAAAAACCTATGAATCAGGCTGTCTCCATGGTGGAGAATGCGGCGAGAGCCAACTGCCCGACGGACAGCGGTGAACTGCGCGGAAGCATTAATCACTATGTGAAGCAGAACGGAGATACGATTGAAGGCGTCTGCCAGACGAACAAGGCATATGCCGCGTTTGTGGAGTTCGGCACCGGTCCGAGAGGACAGGCGGAGCATGAAGGTATATCGCCGGATGTACATCCGTTTTACACACAGTCGCCGTGGTGGATCCACGAAGGCCCCGGACCGAATGAGGTAAGCAGAGAGACCGGCGAAAAGTACGGATGGTTCCACATTGACACGCCGCAGGGACGGTTTTATCAGTGCTCCGGACAGCCGGCGCAGCCGTTTATGTACCCGGCGCTCAAGGACAATGAAGAAGCGGTACTGGAGATTTTCCGAAAGGGGATTGAAGAGCTGTGAAGAACATCAAGGCACTTGTGTATAAGGCGCTTGCGGAAAAGCTTGGCGAGGATCATGTGACGGATTCCTATCCGCAGAACTGGGCCAATCTCCCGGCGGTTCAGTACACCGAGGAAGAGAACAAGGTCAGCGAGCGGACAGACGAGGGCGAGACGAAGTCTTACGTCCGGTACCGGGTTGATATCTGGGACAGCAAGACAACGTCACCATCCGCCGGACTGGTTGATGAGGCGCTCGGCGTCCCGATCGACCGGATAAAAGACGGAACAGCCTTCGGGCTTTCCCGCACCGCCTGTGCGGACACGCCGGACCCGTCGGGTCTGAAACACAAAGTGATGCGCTATGAAGGCATCATCGATATGGAAAATGAAGACTACATTTACTGGAATGACTAAGAGGAGGTAACACAATGTTAGCAAATGGAGCAAAGCTTGGTTACAAGAAGAAAAGCGCCACAGAAGGCACCTTTACCGACCTTCCGGGCCTGAAGGAAATCCCGGATATGGGCATTGAGGTCGACAAGGAAGAGAACACCTGCCTGACTGATGCACATAAGAAGTATGAAATGGGCATCGGGGATCTTCCGGAGATGACCTATAAATTCAAGTATGACAACAGCAAGGCGGACTCCCCGTATCGCGTTATGAGAGCGGCACAGGAATCCGGTGAGGTTCTGACCTTCCAGGAAACCCTCAAGGATGGATCGATTACAGAGTATGACGCGCAGGTATCGGTAAAGAGAACCGGCGGCAAGGTAAACGATGTCATGGAGTTCGAGCTTACCATGCTGGTACAGAGCGACTTCAAGTACACAGACCCGGCATAAGGATTCGCGAGAACGGATCTGGAATACACTACATCACATCAGGAAAGGGCATGAAGGCAAATGGGTGGAATTGACGAAGAAATGAATGAGGGCAAGACCGTTGAGAAGGACAAGATGGTCAGCATCACGAAGAAGCGGCAGCCGTTTCACTACTGGAAGGTAGGGGATACCGAGTTGAAGCTCAAGCTGAAAGCAGGCATGATCGAGAAGGTAGAGCGGAAGTATGGGAATACCAACATCTTGACGCTTGTTACCTCCGGGGATATCCCGTCGCTTTCTGTTATGCTGACCATCATTCAGGCAGCGGCGCTTCCGTGGACGCACGGCCTTTCCTATGAGGATGTGCAAGCCCTGTACGACAGATGGGCAGACAGTGAGGGCGGCTCCCAGATGGACCTGTATCAGAACGTCTTGATGCCGACGCTTGCTGTGTCCGGTTTTTTTACACAGAAGCAGGCGGAATCGATCATGACGAAGATCGAGGAAGCGCAGGAGATGGAGTAACCGTAACGGAAAACCTGTTGTCTGTGTATGACTCTGCGCTTTCCAGCGGCTTCACACCTGACGAGTTCTGGGACAGTTCGCCGGTTGAAATTTATGACCGGCTGAACGGCTTCCGGAAACGGCAGGAGCAGGACCAGAGAGCGGCTATCATCCGTGATTTTGTCCTGGCAGAGGTTATCGCAAGAGAAGTGCTCTCGGAAAAGGGAGCACATCCGCCGAAGCCGTGGGAATATTATCCGCAGCTATTCCGGGATGAGAAGAAGGCGTATGAGGAAAAGATTGCGGCTGATGAAATGGAAACAGCCAAGGAAAACCGCAGGGCATACATGCAGGAATTTAACAGACGTAAGCAGCTGGGCTTGTAAAGGCCCGGCTGTTTTTATGAAGTGAGGTGTTGATACATGGCAAATGCAGTGGAAAAACTGAAAGTCATCATTGAGGCATCCATTGCTCCGCTGAAAAAGGAGATGGAAGCTGCTAAATCAGCAGTCAAAAGCACAACCGATGCAATCAACGCCGAAACCGGGAAAGTAAAGAATCCGTTCGAGAACATGGACTCAACCGGTGCTATGGCTAAGATCCGCGAGATGAAAGCTTCCATCCAGAAGGAGCTTGATGCGGCAAAGGTCAACATGGGCACGGCTGAGTATACCGATGAATTTAACAGCCTGAAGGGACAGATCGCTGATACGGAAGCGGAGCTCTCCCGTCTCTACAAGGAGGAGGAGAAGCTCAGAAATGCCGGAGCACCAACAGGAGGGACAGACGCCTGGAGAGAGCTTGAGAATGCTTTGGATGCAGCTTACACAAAACTCGGGAATATGAAAGACCGCGAGGAGCGTATGCTGGCTATCAATCCCGCTGCGAAAAAGAGCGCCGCTTACAAGGGCCTTGAGTACGACCTTAAGCTTGTTAACCATCAGTTGGACCAGCTCGAAGCCAGTGAGCGGAACATGAGGGCATCGGGTGAAAATACCGGTGCATCAAACGCCTGGAAGCAGAACCAGCAGGATATCGCAGAGGCGGAGAGCAGGCTGGGCGGGTATAAATCCAAGCTCGAAAGCGTGCAGGCTTCTGGAAAGGCTACATCTAAAATAGGGAATTTCTTCAAAGGGATCAGCGGCGGGGCAGAAAAGGCTTCCAATTCAGCGAAGAAAGTAAGCCAGATTGTATCCGGCGTGCTGAACAGTGCCGGCGGTGCTGCCAAGTCCCTGATCCAGAAATTCCGTTCGGTAGGCTCGGAAATCGGGAAAATCGGTTCCGGTATCAAAGGGCTGGCATCTAAATTCAACCTGTTCGGAAACTCCGGCGGGGCACTGAATATCGGGTTCATGAACCTGCTCCGGTACGGCCTTGGTATCCGCTCGCTGTTCGCCCTGTTTAACAGGATGCGCAGCGGCGTTGTATCCGGTTTCCAGAACCTTGCACAGGCAAGTGCTCCGGTAAACGCGAGCATTTCCATGCTGATGTCGTCTCTGACGCAGCTCAGGAATGCCCTTGCAACGGCTTTTGCACCAGTCCTTGAGGTTGTGGCGCCGATCCTTAACACGCTGATCCAGCTGCTTGTAAAGGCGGCGACAGCTGTCGGAGCGTTCTTCTCGGCACTGACCGGCAAGAGCGTGATGATGAAGGCTGTCAAGGTCAACCAGAACTACGCTTCGAGCCTTGCCGGC